TAAGTATTGATAACTGCTGAACGTCTACTGTCACTATGTAAACAGCAACGAACCGAAGCACTCTTGCCTTCACGTACCTCACCTCCATAGTGGGAAACGATTGCTCCTATGGGGATTGTGTTTGCATCAACGGCACCTTTGAACCGTCCCGCTTTACGTACCCTGGACCAGTCTTGTGCTGGCATACACACCCCTTAAAGTCGCACTTGTCGTGCCACTTAGCAGCACGCTTGAAGTGGCTGTCCCTGTTCTCTGCTCCAGCTCTAAGACAATTCTGGCAGATCATCTTCTGTTGTTTCTTCTTTAACTTCTTCGACTACTTCTTCTACTACTGGTACTAGGATGTCTGATGTTGTGATGTTACCTTCTGGAACTGGCATTACTGTTTCTCCTTTAACCATTGTGCTAGGTCTTGAATAACCCAGGCTTGATCTATTGATGCGTTGCGACGCTTAACTATTACATAAGAAAGAGGGACTTCCCCAAGGCCTCTAGCCTTAGCATAGTTAAGCGCCTCAACTTGCGCTTCTCTCCAGAACTCAGGCAGCGAAAGGGTTGCCCTGTTCTTGAGTTCAAGGATGTAAGTTTCTCCCGCGATAACAGTAACGATGTCGCCCTCATCCTTTGCCCCAGCTTTAGTCAGACGCTCTGCTATGACTCCGCTTTTGCGAAGCCACTTCATTACATCTGTCTCAAACTGAGAACCTTTAGTCTTGTTGTACTGACTCATCTACCAGTACTGCCTTGTTAATCTTGTAGACAATTTCACCAGTCTCATCTTTAACTAGTTCGACGATACCAGATTGCAATAGCGCACCAACGAAGTTGGTTAGGTCTACCTTGATAGCATCAACATCTGCACGTAGTGCATCTATCTTTAGATTATCTCGGTACTTGTTTGTTAATTCTTCAGACATTATACCCTCCTTGGTATCCTGCGATTGTATCTTTGCGTAACATCCAACCGAACTCATTTTGATCTGAGATCTGTACTGCTGCGTAGTTTACCAGTAGCTGTGCATATTTGCTTCCGTCAGCAGTGTGTGCGCCAAAGCGGTTCTTCACCGGTGCCACCTTTAGTATTCCTTGCGATGGGTCATAGCCCAGTGTAAGTATCAGTGCAGGTAACTGACTGACCTTTCCGTGAATTGCTCTGCGATGAGGTGGGTTACTAGGTGACCCATACTCTGACTGTTCTGATACGTGGTGGAGTACCATCACACAGGCCTCGGTCTTGCGTGCCATATCGTGAAGCTCCATCATAATTGCTCTAAGTCCAGCCCATTCGTTGTCCGTCTCAGCGGTGATGTTCATTAGGTTATCAATGACTATCAACTCAGGTGGCTGTCCATAGAGTTCAACGTAGGCCCTGATCTCTAACTCCAAGTCATCAATGTTTGGAGAAGAATCAAAGACCCACTTGATGTGTGAAAGTTTATCTAAGTGTGCATTGTAGTACTGACTATCGTTTGACAGGTTTGCTTCGACTGTCACTTGTGAGTGACCTGATAGATGCGATACAGACCTCATCATTACAGTAGTGGTATCAGTATCTGCGGAGAAGAAAAGAGTAGGGACTTTAGCTTTGATTGCATAGATCAGGGCGAACATAGACTTACCAGCATTAGGTGCTGCAGCTACCATACATACCTGACCTCTGCGAAACTTAATACCTTCTACTGCTAACCCATTCCATACATCAGGTAGTGGTGTTGCTTTGGTAAGCACTCCACTCCAAGCACGAGATAGGTTAAGCACTTCTGTCCTCCTGATTTAATCTGATTCCACGTTCTCTGCGGATGCGTCTGCGATCTAGGTCGGCAAGGCCACCCCAGATTCCGTGTAATTCATTGTAGATTCCCCACTCTGCACACTCTCTTCTGTGTGGACACGAGTAGCAAATAGACTTAGCAATCTTTGCTTCTGTCTGACCAATGCCACCTGATTCTTTCTCAGGAAACCAATAGTCACCGCCTACTGTTGCACAACTAGGAGCTTCGTATGCCGAAGGCTCCCGCATAATTATCTAACCCAGATTGTGTCGCACTTATCTGGCGCACCCTTTGGTGCTGCACACATATAGCCTGACCACGGACCCTTTTGTCCTACACCTGAACGTAGTGTCATCACTCCGTGACGACAGCTATTACCGCCACCTGCTGGTGCTGGTGCTGCCTGTACTGGTGTTGCATTAAATGCCTGAGCAACTGCTGCAACTGTTGGTGCTGGTGCTGCTTGACCACCTGATAGTTCTAGTCCTGTTGCACGGATGTTCATTGCATTCATAGCAAGGTCTGCAAGACCTGTCTCTAGTTCTGTAACTGTTCCTGCATAAAGATTGATAAGTGTTCCATCATTTAACTTATAATTGATCTGGAACTTTGTTCCTTCTGTTGCCATATTACTTGCCTCCACTTTGCTTAATTGATAGTCGCTGGCTTTCAGCTCCTACCTTCTTAGGGACAAACCCTAATAGTTTTTCTACTTCATCACTGTCAACTGACTCGCGCCCTTTAACAGTTGTCCAACTTAGTTCGATACCAGAATTAGTGGTACCTAGTAATCCTTCAAAGGATGCCTTCAAAGAATCCTGTTCTTTTTCTAACTCTTTAATCTGCGCTGCTAACTGTAGGTACAGCAGTGCATTCTTGTCAACATCTGCATCAGCAATGATTACATCACTGACTGGTGTACGTTCTTTTTTTAGACCAACGCATCCCATCTGCCCACTTGCGTCATAGAACTTGCAGTAATGTTGGCAGTAGCTCGCATCTTTTTCTGGTGCTGGCGCTTCCTTTGCTTCCTTAACAGCCGCTAGCCAACCGAGTGCTTCTAGTGCAATGGACTCATCGTAGTCTTCGGTGTGAACCTTGACATCTCTTTCGTCCCCGTCCCTGGCAATTGCTACCAGTGACACTCGGTTGACCGCATAGCCGTTGTTAGCTAGGAGGTAGCCGTATAGCTGCACCTGCCACCGCTGTTGCAATGATGGAAAGTAAGAAAGGTTCCGGACCTTGCTTGTCTTCCAGTCAATCACATCACAGTGCCTGGTACAAAACAGTCAATGTGTGCTTTCATTCCGTTGTATTCAACAGATGTTTCAATCATTACATCTGGATTATCTGCTAGTGCTCTTTCAATCTCTGCGTGGATAGCAGTACCCATAATCGCAGCGAGCTTTAGTTCGTTGTCATTAGTTTCAGGTTGATCGTTAAGTCGGTACCACACCTTACGGCGACAGCCACCAACCTCTGATGGACCAATCTGTACCTGTGTAGAACGTGAACGCTTTGCATCGCCTGCACGTAGTGCAGTTAATAGTAATTCTTTTGGGTCTGTCATAGCTGTGCGTTCTCCTTATCGTACAACAAGAAAGCAAGTCTACACGCTTTCCATCCTTGTTCAAACCAGTAGTGCGCTGCGTATTCAGTTGTTGCTGTTACTTCTCTAAACTCTGGTGCTACATATTCAAATGTATTAAACTCCATAGCTACATCCTCTCCTGTACCACCAACTGTAAAGGCTTACCAGTATTAGCGTCAAGCACTGACGCAATCTCTACGGCTTTACGGGCGTGTCTCTTTGCATAGGCTAAGTCCATATCAGGTTTGACAATTGAATACAGGTAGCCAAGAGCAAGCTGACCCCCACTACCAATGCCATACGCTCCGTGATTTGCTTGGAAAAAAGAGAGATCACAAGCAATCCGAAAGATGTTGCCGTTAAAAGCAATGAGATAATCGAAGCCACCATCTTTGTCCACCTTGTTGTAGTCGTAGTTGTTATCGTTAAATGCTTGGTTGATACTAGGAATAATCTTCTTACCCATAAATTGTGCTGGGTCTTCACCACGATAGACCGGTGGCTTCCAGTTGTAGGCAAGGATGTCACCAGGTCGTGTGTCACCTGAGACTCCGATGAGATACTTACCAACCTCAACAATCTTCGGCGTGGATGTGGCTAGTGTTACTAGGTTGTCCTCGGTAATCTGTGAGTCAGCTACTAGAACTGCGTAATCGATTCCCTCAAGTGCCGCGATTGTTGTCATACTAGAGAGTGTACCAGTCCTCGGTGTGTCGTCGCATAGCGACACCTACTAGGCACTACAATATGAGCCGTGAGGCGAATTAAACAGGCAGGCGCCCTCAAGGGGCGCAGCAGTAGCAACCGTACAGTAACCCTGCGGTTCCGTCTACCAACCCTGCCATCGTTTAGATGGCGCAGGCATACCCTTCCTGAGCCTTTTGGGACCGATCTGCGGGGTTTAGGACCACTTCACGTCTGTCCGTGTGGCTCTCAGGTCTTTGCTGTTATGGCCTCCTTTGAAGACTACGAACTAACCTGGTACTTCCTTGATGCAACCTGTGTTAACTGCGGGAATCTAGTAGTCGTACCCTGTCCAGTAGATAAAGATGCACCACAAACTCACTGAACATAACGAAGAAGAACGCACTGCCACGTGCTCTATTTGTGGCCCCACCAAAATCAAGCTGCGAGATAAAAAGAATCCACTGACTAGTAGGTACCGCTGTCGCACAGTATGGAAGCGAACCTATAACAACAGCGTCTATCCATACGCCAAGTACAAAGGCACAGAATGTCAACAGTGTGGGTTCATACCAGTACACATCTCTCAGCTCGATGTTGACCACAAAGACGGTGACCGGTGGAACAATGACCCATCTAACCTACAAACTCTTTGCGCTAACTGTCACAGATTAAAGACTCATCTATCAGATGATTCAAACTCTGGCATATTTTAGGGACAAAAAAAGCGGCTCCCGAAGGAGCCACTCTTTTTGTTTGCCTCGCGCTGATGGGTTACTTAGACCCACGACCAAACTCTGTAGCTGATGGGTC